GATTAACGCCAAGGTGCAGAAGAAGGCCGTTATGACGGGCTATATCAAGGTTGACAGCACTCTGGCTGGCGTTCCCGGTTCTACCGTTACCGTTCCCCGTTGGGGCTACATCGGCGAAGCCGTAGACCTGGAAGAAGGCCAGCCCATTGATGTGACCAAGATGTCTTTCACCACTGCCCAGTATGGCATTAAGAAGATTGGTAACGGCGTTATGCTGACCGATGAAGCCCAGCTTTCCGGCTATGGCAATCCCATGGGTACTGCTACCAATCAGATTGCTATGTCCATTTCTGAAAAGCTGGATAATGACCGTGTTGCCGTGCTGTATGAATCCAAGAACGAAGTGGATGCCAGCACCGCCGCCATCAAGTATTCCGCTATCGTGGATGGCGTGGATATGTTCGGCGAAGAAGAAGACAGCAAGAAGGTTATTCTGATCCACAGCAAGCAGAAGACCCAGCTGCGCAAGGATGCCGACTTCCTGTCTGCTGACAAGTTTGGCCCTGGTGTCATGGCTTCTGGTGCTATTGGCCGCATTGCTGGTTGTGACGTTGTGGTGTCCAACAAGATTGCACTTATTAAGTACGTCACTGCGACTTCATCGGATACTGGTGCAGTTGCGATTGTTGCTGATGCTTCCTATGTTTCTGGCACCAACCTGAAGGCAAGTCATGTCGCAGGTGTGACTTGGGATGCAACCAATAGTAAGATTGTTTCCCCCGCTGTGGGTGATTATGTGGTTGCTGTTGCCAACAACTATTACATGAATCCCATTATCAAGCTGAACAACGATGAGGAAACCGAAGATGATATGCCTGCCATCACTTACTTCCTGAAGCGTGGCAACCTGGTTGAACACAAGCGTGAAGAAGGCGTGGGTGACAAGATTATCTGCACTGCCTTCGGTATGCCTGCGCTGACCAACGAAGCGAAGGTTGTCATTCTGAAGACCAAAGCCTGATGAAAGGGGGCTAAACCCCTATGATTATGACTGTCGAAGAATTTCGGCAGTTTGTAACAACCGATGAAACCGATCAGGGGCTTGCACTTCGGCTGCAAGCCCTTGAAAGGGTTATCCAGGGGTATACCAACAACAACTTTCACAAGTACATTGTGAACGGTGTTATTGAATATCCTGCGGACATTAAACTGGTTGCTATTAAACTGCTGAAATGGGAACTTGAAATGCAAGACAAAACTGGCATTGCTTCTGAAAGCATTTCCCGGCATTCTGTCACCTATCAAGCAAGGGATGCAAGCAACACGGTCAATGGCTATCCTGCGGAAATAATGGGGCTTCTGCGGCCTTATGTAAGGCCCCGGTTCGGACAGGGGTTGAGCGTATGAGAGGAATTGGTGGCAATACCACAGCAACCATCCAGATCAGCACGGCAACTGTCAACGCCATTGGCGAAAGCGTGGAAACCTGGGCTGACATTCAAACCCTGCGTGGCTGGCTTGACTTATCCACTGGCAGCACTTCTTATACCACATACCTTGCAAAAATCCAGGAAAGCACACACCTTTTCATCTGCGATTATGTGCCGTTTAATAGCCGCATCACAGCCGAAACGGCAAGGATGAAAATTAACGGTAAAGTCTATGACATTACCTATATTGACAATCCTATGGAAATGGGCAGCGGCTCACAGCTTGAAATCTATCTGAAGTACACAGGTGGGCAGTAATGTCAAAGGTAACATTGATAGATTACAGCGAACAGGTGAAGGATATGCTGCAAAGCGAAAAGGTGGCATGGCTTCACACCTGGGCAAGTGAAATCACAGCACAGGCACAGCGAAACTGCAAGATGGATGACAAGGGGCAACTTCGTGGATCATACAGCAACTATGTGGACGAACAGAAAGGTGAAGCTACCATTGGCACACCTTTGGAAGCTGGATATTGGGAAGAGTTTGGCACTGGTGAACACGCTGTTGACAGAAGCAAAAGCCGGAATGGCTGGTGGGTGTATGTGAAAGGGCAAGCGTCCAGGGGCGGCGGCAGAACCTATGCCAATGAGGATGAAGCCCAAGCTGTGGCTGCTTCCATGAGGGCAGAAGGGCTGGATGCCTATGCTACAAATGGCCGTGATCCGCAGCATACCCTTGAAAATGCGTTTCTGGTGACAAAACCGAAAATGGAAGCGGATTTGCAGAACCGAATGAACAAAAAGTAAGGGGGTGAAACATGAGCGTTTCAGCACTTAACTACATTGCACAGATGATGCAGGAAATTGGCGTTCCGTACCGCTTTGAACGCTGGAAGGCGGCAGAACTGCCGGACAACTATTACTGTGTTGGCGAAAGCTACACAGAAATTCCTTCCTTGACAAAGGAAGAGGACGGGCGGCATGAAACAACGCTGTATCTGCGATTGTTCACCCGGAAAGAATGGCTGTTGTTGGAACAGGCCAAAGAACTAATTGAAAAGAACTGCGCAAGAACGGCAATCCTTGACGATGGAACAGGGATTGCTGTTTTTTATGATTCCGCAATGATTGTGCCTACGGGTGATGCGGAACTCAAAAGCATGAAAATCAATCTGACAATTCAAGAATGGAAGGTGAAATAATATGGTTGAAGGGAAGAACGGTTTGACCGCAAAGACCCCCGGCAACATCCCGTTTGGTGCTGGCACTATCCACAAGAACCTGAAGTATGAAGGCGGCAAGTGGAATTTTGTCGAAAGCCTGGTGGGTGCTACTTCTGGTGGCAGCAAGCTGTCTATTGTGCCGGAAATCTACCGCCCTGCAATTGACGGTGTGCCTACCAATGTAAAGGGCCTGGCAAAGAAGGTGGACGAAAAGGCCACGATGGAAGTAAATTTCATTGAACTTACGCCTGACCTTATCAAAGCGGCCCTGTTTGCCACTGTTGGCACTTCCGAAGATACGCTGCATGATGTGTATGAAGCGAAGGCTGACATTACCGATGATGACTACTGGGACAACATTGCCTTCGTTGGCAAGACGCTGGAAGGCGAATTTATCATTGCCATTCTGGACAATGTGCTGTGTACTTCCGGCTTTGAAAATGAGTACAAGAACAAGGAAAGCGTGGTTGGCAAGTACGTATTTGAATGCCACGTTGATCCTGCTGCTGATCTGGACAAGCTGCCTTGGCATATTTACTATCCGAAGGCCGCTTAAACTGAACAGGGCAGGGGCGTGATCGCTCCTGCCCTTCTTAATGAAAGGAATGTGCTAAATGGAGAATAAAGCATATACGTTGAGAAACCCCCAGGCTGATGACATTTTTCTGATGTTCCGCATTCTGACCAAAGTTGGCGTGAAGAATGTGAAGGAATGCTTCCAGTCGGAAGAAGTGAAGAATGCCATGATGCTGATGGCTGCAAATAAAGAACAGGGCGAAAAGGAACTGTCTGGCATTGGTGTGCTGGTGGCTATTGACATCGGCTGTGTGCTGATGGAACACATGGATGCCGCCAAGAATGACATTTACGCATTCCTTGCCCGGCTTTCCAACATGAAGGCTGAAGATATTGCACAAATGAACCCCGGTGACTTTGCCGAAATGATTATTGATGTGGTCAAGCTGGAAGGTTTCCGTGATTTTTTTATGCGTGTTTTCGGATTGTTCAAATAAACGATTTGCAGTTTCTTGACTTGCTGTATAGCCGATACGCAAACCCTATGCCCTTGCTTGATGGGATGATAAGCACCAGGCGCTTTGGGGAATTTGTGGACAGTTTTGTGGAAAAGTACAACGAAGAACAGGAAGAAAAAATCCTGTGGGATGCCTGGCTTCATAAGGTGTTCGACAAAACAAGCTATGCAGAATTTAAGGAAAGAGCAAGAGTAAACACACATACCGCAGCACCGACACAATTTGACCTTAACAAAACCGTTCAGGCATCCTTCCAGATGCTTGAAGGTTTTTCTGTGGGTGGAGGTGCGCAGGAAGATGAAACTATTCCAACTGCTGGGGACAATAGCGGTTGAAAATTCGGATGCAAACAGGGCATTGGATGAAACAGGCCAGAAAGCAGACGGCACAAGAAAACAAATCAGTGACGCTTTCGGCAAGATAGGCACTGCGGCCTTGGGTATCGGCAAAGCGGTTCTGACCGCTGGCGTTGCCCTTGGCGGTGCATGGATTGCTGCCATTGAGGGAAGCCGGGAATACCGGGCAGAAATGGCAAAGCTGGACACTGCTTTTGTGACAAACGGGCATTCATCCGAAGCGGCAAAGCAAACCTATTCGGATTTGAATGCTGTGCTTGGTGACAGCGAACAGGCTGTGGAAGCGTCACAGCATTTGGCGAAGCTGACGGACAACGAAAAGGATTTGCAAACCTGGACGAACATTTGTACAGGCGTATATGCCACGTTTGGTGCATCCTTGCCCATTGAAGGGCTGACGGAAGCGGCAAACGAAACG